TTGTTCTGGTAGTGACAGTAGCATTGCTTCGTAGTCACCCTGTGTAGCCAAGTATGGGTTGTCAGATAGTCGTGCAGGTATAAACCTACGTTTAAATAGTGCCTTACCTGCTTTAGCGTGACCTGCAGGATACCTAAGAACTTCTCCTGTTTCCAAGTCTTTTGCTTCAAATGCTTTACCTGCAGGTGCAGGATCAATAAACATTTTCTTTACCCAGTGATGTCCTCTACCTCCTGGGTTAGTGGTAGCTCTCATATATACTGGCAAATCGGGTGCAGTGGACCGTAGACGAGAGCGCATGTAGTTCCATGCAAATGGTGAGGGCCATTGTGTCAACTCGTCAAAGCCTATCCAACTAAACGCTAGACCTTGGTAGCGCAGGACGTCATCTTCCCTGTCTAGGTAGGACATCCACAACCTCGCTCCAGAGGGCGCAGTCCACTGCATCTTTCGTTCAGACCACTTAATACCTTTCCAAATTTTAGGGTACATTTCTTGTGATTTAAATATAAGCTCTCTAAGTTCTTCTGTTGTATGTCGTAGTAACAAACCTGAAAATGCAGGATGACCCATATATCTCAAAGGATCTGCTAACATTGCATACGACTTGCCCCCACCTGCACTGCCGCCATATAAGACCTCTCGTTCACCTGCAGCTAGAAAGTCTGTCTGTGGACCTTCATTAGGTTTGAAAATAACGTTGTGTTGTTCCTCAACAGGAATCTCTTCAACAATACTAACTGGCTTTGGGGTAGCTTTCTTCTTCGTAGGCTTTTGCACCGATGCGTTTGTTTTCAATTTCTTCCGCTTTGGCGATTGCCTTTTTCGCATAGTCTGCCCATCTGCGTAGGCTTCCAACTTTGTTTTTTCTTCTTCGCTCATTGTCCAACCGTTTCTTGAGTCCTACGTGAGATATAGATCGACCTGTATTTCTAGATAGCCAATTGGCAACCTCACGATATGAATACTGCTTTAGATATTTCTTTGCCTCTTCAAGCATGTTAAGTTCATGTTCAACAGGCTGAAGTATATCAGGATCGTCCTTATCTAGTTCATATCCGAATGGTATTGTTCTTGATATGCGTGGAATAGCAATCCATTCGTTGTCTTCTTTTATGTCGGTTGGTTGGGGTAACTTCCACTTCTGTAGAGGTTTAGTCATTATCCATTTGTTTAGGTGGCATTAGCATTACACCACCCTTTGCTTCTACTTGCATCTTTTCTGTTTTAACTAGACCTGTGCGATCAAGTAGTTCTTTGGCAGCTTGCATCTTGTCACGAATACCTAACTCAGTAGGATCGTACAATGCACCCACCATAGACATTGCAGCTTTAGGTGCATTACGTGCCATATAAGTCTGCGTTGCGTCTAGTATTTCTTCTTTAAGTGACTTCACTACTTCAGCAGATGATGTAGCGTCAGAGTACCCTGCAAGTTTTTTTGCAGTTACAATATCTCCACCTGCCTCGTCAAACAGTACAGCTAATAGCTTCTGTTGTTTTTCTGTTAGTGCTCGTGTCATAGTTTTTGTCTTCCAAATAATAATAGTACAAAGTTAAATATACCTCTGCCCATTTCTGTAGGTGTTGGTAATAACCATCCTAGTAATAACAAGATCATTACCCAAGGTGGTATGTTTTGAATGTTTAGTTTCTCCACCATACCTGTTTCTACTTCTTTTAAAACTTCTGTAGTTATTACATCTCTACCTGCTGTAGTTTCTTTTGTTTGTTCTACGCTTACAGCAGCCTGTCTATTCTCTGCGCCTATCTGTGCATTAGAATTTACTGTAGGACCGTCTGATCCTCCTAGCGGTAGCAGAGTACTCAAACCACAGCCAGATAAAAATAGAACGAGTATTAACCATCTCACTATATCACTCCTGTTTATCTGCTTTATTAAAACAATCAAACTGCAAACCTAAGTATTCATTTTTTTCGTACTTTTCCCAGTTTGCTTTCTGAGCAATTATCTGACATTGTTGCTCAGTAAATAATTCTTGCATAATATACTGATTACCTGTGTATACCCACTCTTCACCAGTGTTACCCCACATACTTATTACTAATACAAACTCTTTCATTTTTTATGTTTCTTTCTTAAATCTGCTTTTGCCTGTTTAAATAAATTAGCTATTGCAGTTTTACCCATAACTTTAGCACGTTGTTCTGCCACTGTCAAGATTTGTATTTTTCTAGCATAGGGTTTACTTATTCTTTTTACTTTAGCTATAGTAGCTTTTGCGTCAGCTATAGTAGCAAATTTTATAGATACAGTATCTTTAGGATTTTCATCTGTATACAGTCTACGACCAGACCCTTTAGGTTTTTTACCTGTTCCTACTTTAGGGTCTTTTTGTTTTGCCATTACATTAACTCAAAGTGTGGTGCATCAATAAATGGCCTACGTCCTTGTGATCTACGTAAATCTACATATGCCATCATAGCGTCCTCTGATGATCCTTCGTATGTACGAATGTCACCTTCACTCCATGCTGCACCCCATTTAATAGCGCAGCCTACTTCTTCGGCTGCTTGTTTAAAGGCGTCACATATATCGTCATATACATTTAGTTCCCATGATACATCTGATCCTATATAAGCTACTACATCTACTGCATGGCTAAATCCATCATCTTGCAACAAATGTTTACTAGCCATTGTCTGTGATCGTCCTGCAGCTACATTAGCTTTTTGTTCCTCTAAGGTGCGTACACCTTGTGTAACTCCAAAATCTACCTCTGTTAATTGTATAGCTCTTTCAACTACTGCTGTCATATCTGGATGTACACCCTCAAGTTTATCCATTGATCTTTGACTTAATCTAAAACTCATCTCATGTCCTTTTTCATTGCTACCTTATTGCCCATTGGCTTTCCTGCCATGTAAGCTGTAGCTCCCATATAGGCTGCTACCACACCTGTCTGTGCAATATAAAATAACCCAAGCAAATCTGCTAGGGCTGAAACTCTTGTATCTGTCATCAACGGAGTAAATAGAATAACTGTAAATACAATCATCATTCCCATTGCTACCCACGCCATAAATTTTTGTGACTCAGCTTTTTCTTCACGTAGCTCAACCTCAAGCATACGTTCCTTCATTGCTATTTCTTCTGGTGTAATTTTACCGTCACCGTCTACATCAAAGTCTATTACCAACTATACTCTCCTATATCGTTTAGAGGTTTTAGCTGCACCTTTAGGTTGTTTAGAAAACTGTTTACCTGCAGCTTTGTCTTTTCTCTTTTTAGCGGTACTTGCCGCATACTGAGAACTAGACATAGCCTTTATCGCAGCCTCGGGCAGGTATCGTTCACCAGTAGCTTTTGGTCCTTGCGTAGATGGTTTACCGCTTTTAGTTCTCCACTTTTGTTTTGTCCAACTGTCGAGACTTCTTTGTGATGCTGCTTTAGCCATTTATTATCCATGCTATTAAAATAATTGCACCTATTCCTGAAACTAACAACAAACCTGTTACACTCCAAGTTATAATTGCTTCAATCATTTCAGCTTTACGGTACTCTTGCTCTTTCTTTTGTTTACGTATTCTACCTTCAGTAGCTACTAGTTCATCCCAAGCACTTGGACCCATACTAAAACTAATCCAGTCTTTAAGTTCTTGCCGCATTGCTTCAGCTTTCTTTTTAGCTGTAAATATTTCTAATGCTTCAGCTTCAACAGAACCCCCATTGAGTGCTTTCCACCAAGGAGGGTTCTTGTTTTTTTGTTCCATAAAAGACAGGTCACTCATAGCACCTGCCCATTGTGTTAGCTGCCCAGACATATCTTGTAGGTCTTTACCTACCTGAAATCCTTTCTTGAGAGCGTTAAATGCTACAGTAGCTCCACCTATAATTGTAACTGGGTCCATCGTAGCCTCTAATTTTTGTAGCCGCCCCCTGCAGCTTTATATGCTTTCGCAAGCATCTGAGCTTTACGTGCAGACCATTGACCTGCACCACCGCCTTTACTTCCTGCTTTTATTCTATTAAAAATATTTTTACGCATAGTAGGTTTAGTATAGTTACCTGCTTTATTAACAGTACTACCACCTTTTGCTAAATTGACAGTGGCAGCTTTTGCTTTCTTTTTCGCCCTGTCACTAAGTTCGGAAAAATGATATAACCGCTTACTATTCTTACTATGCCTTGCACCAGAATGTAATTGTCCATTAGGCATTTTATGGACACCACCAGTATGTAGTGTTCCATCTCTAAAGTAATGCTTCGACTTTGTTCCCATGTCTTATAACTCTTTCAATGTCATAACGACCTATGCCTATATCTTTTAGTTCTGCATCTGTCATAGAGTAAAGTTGCATACGTGCAATTTTTCTTTGTGCTGATTTTGTTCTTGCTTCAATTATTCTATTAAACAATTTTTTTAACATATCTATCTCCTTTGTTAACGGTAACTTTAGCTACCAGAGATAGTTATATCATATATAGTTATAACATACTACAGACAAAAATGCAACCCCGTTATGCTTTTCGTGTAACCTTCTTAACTACTTTGGTTGTCCACGCTTCATTCTCAGGTGTACTAGGATCGTCTTTTACGTAGTGACCTTTTTTATTACGAGCACGTACCTTTACAGTTTCTGTAGGTGCTAGTATTGTTTTTATCTTTTCTACTTCAGTAACCCAGTTACCATCTACATTTTTAGATGCCACGACATTTTTATGCATGTCCTCTACATACTGCCCCATGTTTACAACTATGTAACCTAAAGCACTTATCTTTTGTATTTGTTCTGGTGTCATTTGTTTTCTTTTGCTTTCTTTTTATTTATTTGTTTTACATAATCTTGTAATAAACTAGATGCCTTTTTAAAATCTTCAGTATTAGTTTCTTTGTGATGTTTAATCCACATAGCCGCAATTTTATTAGCTTTTGCAGTTGATCTACTAGTTTTCTTTAAACCACTACCAGGTTTTTTCTTTGGCTTAGTAGTGCTAACACCACCAGTGTTCATCTTTTTAACTGAACCGCCCTTTTTCATATAGCCCATTTTATTTCTAACGGCTTTTGGTAATTTAGCTAGTCCTTTGTTTCCTTTTGGTACTGCTTTCATTTTATTACGCCTTACAATTACAATCTGGACCGCAATGTTTATTTAGAATAGCACAACCTATTCTTTTTAAATAACGTCCTAACCATTTTATCATTCTCATAGTGAAACTCCCATTTTAACTTTCTGACAATCAGGTATTGCTAAATATCCTTGCTGTTGAAAATATCTAGCTACTATTACTGCTTCTTGAGCACAAGCTTCTTCTGAATAAAATACATCTTCTGTTTTAACCATAATCTCACAGGAAATGGCTGCAGGTGTAGAGCACAGAAGCATAAATGCTATCCACATTAAAAGTTAATAATTGCCATTACAGTGGCAAAGGATACCCATACCACCATAACGACAATTTCCACTTTATTTAGTTTACAATACATTACTTCTTTTTCTTAGCCATGCCGCCACGCATCATTTTCTTTTTAGCCATACCACCACGCATCATAGGCTTCTTAGCCATTCCTCCACGCATCATTGGTTTCTTTTTCTTCATAGCTCTGGGTTTCATTGCCATTGTTGGTTTCTCCTTTGTCTTCTTTCTAATACGAGAGCTTCATACTCTTCGTGTGGATACACATTATAGTATCCTAATTTCTCAAGCTTTAAACTTGCATCGTCCACCTGAGATAAAGACTGGATAAACATCATGGCATATTCTTCATCTACGCTAGATGTCCAGTCATGGTCATACAGAAAATCTAATTCAGCGTCCTCTGCTCCGTACTCTGGATGAAATCCCATAATATGTAAATCACTACATGAGTACGTATCATTAAGAAACTCTATAAATTCTGTAAACTGATATGGGGTAGGAAATCTGTAGGACGCAATTACAACTAATTCATATTGATGATTATTAAACTTGTTAGCTTGTAATATTGTTTCGATGCCAATGTGGTCTGTCTCTACAACATCTACCTTATTCTTTTTCCATGCTTCACGTGCATATGGACAGGCAGGTAGTCCGTTTAATGCAGGGTTAGCTACTTCAAGCACTTCCTGTGACCAACTACGTATATCGTTCTTTATCAAGGTCTACCCATTATACCGCCAGTTGGGTCTGGTCCTGTGTCTACCATATTACGTTCCATAATACTAATAGCTCTATCTTGTTTTTGTGTTTGTGATAATTTTTTTAATTTAACAAGATTTTCTTTTGCATTTTTAGAAAGTCTTTCTCTTGCTTCCATATTACGGACAACTGCCTGTATTTGATTATCTGTAGGATTACCTATAATTTCACCGTCCTTTGTAATACCATTATCTGTATTACCTATTAGCATGTCACTGTCTTTTAGTTTAGGTTTAGAGCCTACACGTTTTGGGCCTTCCTCTGTCATAAGGCTTATGCCTTCATTTTTACGTGCCTCAGAACTACGTGTAGACGCTGCCTTTCTTGTACGAGATACATCTGCCTCTTCTGACATTGCATTAAGGTCATCAAGCATTTGTTTTTCTTTTTTTGTAATTGTACCTTTTTCTTCTTTTGTTTCTAGTATAGCTACAAGTTCAGCACGTGCTCTAGAACCTGCTGAAGCAGACTCTTGCATCCTTGGTTCACTCAGATCACCTCTAGTTACTGTACCTGCTCTACCTTCCTCTACGTCAAGTGTACCACGAGAAGGAGCTTGTCCTTCGTCTAATTGACTTACAAACTTATCTGCAAATAGGTCTTGTGTACCTTTTTTAATTTTATCTCCAACTTTTTTAAGTTTATTAAGTTTGCTTACTACCATGCTTTACAACTCCAATACCTTGCTGTAAACTTATCTGTTGCTGTGTCACAGTTATGCCTAGCACGAAAGCTTTTACGTCTAGCAGGTTGATCTTTTTTGATAGACATATTAGGATCACCAAAACGAACTACCTTTACCTGATCACCCTTCTTGGCTAACACGGCACTTTTTTTAGGCCCACCTGAAGTACGTTTAGGTTTGTTATATCCTGGGTATATCTCACCACGATACTTTAACTTACCACTAGGTAGTCGCTCTACATCTTTAGTTGTTGCCATCTGTCCAACCTTCCATACGCATTGCCCACTCTACATGTTCTAAAGTAAAAGGTTTACCGTAGTGAGCCTGTACAGCTTCACGTACATAAAATACATCACTGTGGGGAATATGCAAATCTTCAATGTTACCGTCAAGTACGTGTTTATAAAACTCTTCTAAAACATTGTCAGTATATAGTTTTACTGATTTTTTACTCATTGTCAAGAACTTTCTGTATTTTAGTACAAAAATATTTATTACACTACTCACTTATAGTGTAACATTTAAGTGTATCTTAGTTAAGTATAATTATATTTAGGATATTTAATATTTAAGTGAATCACTTTAAGTGAGTCTTAGTTTAGTTATATATAGTTTTACACATTTCACAGCCTGTGTCAACCCCCAATCGTAAAAAAGACATATTTTCTGTAGCCAAGTTGTGTGTATACCACTATATACGTAATGTGGTTAACACTCATTTTTCCTGATCTGTGTATTTCTGTGTATATATATACGCACTACCCCCCTGTGGCCCCTGCACACCTACGCATCTGACGTGCATATACACGCCTATACACACATGTCATGCGCTTGGTGCACACATATCACACACTCACATCCACCATGCGTGAGAAAACTTCCAACATATCAACAGCTTACTGTTATTCGTCAACTGTTATGCAATCAGTTGCCACTATAAATAGTGTATCTAGTAACGTGATCACAAAAACAAGAGTGTGTTGCAGTGCCAATGCTCATTTTATACCATACCCCATAGGGGTAGTGTGATCACATCAACTGTCCAACGTTGGACGGTTCAACTAACCTCGTGAGTT